TAACTGCTGTCATAGCCGCTTTGTCCACATCCCACCAAAACTTTACGATGCGGGGATTGGACTGACGCCAAGCGGTTACAAGAGGCTGTAGTTCTTCCTCCAGAACACCCATTTGCAAAGCTCCCATAGCCTTGAGTGCGCCGGTGGAGCCGCCATAGCCAAGAGCAAGTTCTGCGATTTTGCCTTTTTGCCGCAAATGTCCGTTAATACCGTTTTTCTCAACCGGCACATGGAACATCTGTGAAGCGGATGCACAGTAAATGTCACCGCCGTTTGCAAAGACATCCATTCGCCATTTCTCACCTGCAAACCAGGCGATGATCCGGGCCTCAATTGCAGAAAAGTCAGCAACGATAAAGCGGTAGCCGTCTTTTGGAACAAACGCTGTGCGGATAAGTTCTGAAAGGACACTTGAAGTACTGTCGTAGAGCATATCTACGGCATCAAACAGTCCTGTTTTTATAAGGTTTCTGGCAGCTTCTAAATCAGGCAGATGGTTTTGCGGGAGATTTTGCACCTGCACTAGGCGTCCCGAGTTTCCTGTCACCCAGACCTTGCCGTTCCTTCTGGCCATAAAATATCCCGTGGGCGTTTCTGCGCAATAGACAACTCCGTTAAACTCCATTACTTTAGGCTTGCTTCTTATTTCGTGGCAATTTTTAGGTGTCAGCCAGATATCCACAACATAAGCGTCACTCCAGTTTGGATGTTCTGCGCTTCTATTCTTGACCTTAAGTAGTGCACATCTGCCCGTTATATGTGCAAACGCCTGGATAATATCGGCGTTTTGTTTATTAGAAGTCACATACTGAATACTATTTTTTGCACTTCTATAACCATCCCAATGAACCAATTCATCGAAAAAGACATCTGCACTCTCGTCAAATAGCCATGTGCCAAAGGTTTTATTCTGAAACATTCTTAGACAGATTGGAATGTGACGGGCATAGAGCGTAAACACATATCGCGTATGCATTTCCTCGTTGTAGGTGCTCAGCGAATACATAATATCGGCAGCACAAAGTAATTCCTTGCACCGTGCCACTTTACGCTCTTTATAAAAAGTCAGCCTTATATTTCCTTCAGCGGTATAGTGTCCGTCAGCTTGCACCATGACAAGCACCCTGAGGTACTGATGCTCCATGCCGGGACTAGTCCGCCTGTAACCTGTAAATGGTATGCTTGGGCGGTATTTTTCCATGTTGGAAACGGTATCAACTAGCCACTCGCCACCGTATCTTCTCTTGACATACATCCTGTGGTCTGGAGTGCTTAACTGTGATATCCTCTTGTCTGTGTATTCATACAGGCTACCTTTGTATGGAAACTGCAGAGCGGCGGATTTTTGAAAGGAAACAGTCTCGCCGATAGGATTCCAGCAGGCTATTTTTCCACCATTCCACTCATCAAGCCGTTTCCAACCGTCTAAGGTCAGGACTTCATGATCACCAGTCAGACACCATCTGCCAGTTCTGTTCGCACCGTAAAACTGGATCAGACCTCTGGCTCTGCCGTCTGAACCGGCCACGTTTTCCATGGCGGTGTATTTCTTGACCGATGATTTAGCGAGTTTCTGGCGAAGGGACAGTACTTCTTTTAGATTAGGTGGAGCGGTTTTTATAAGTTCTGTAACCGCAGCTTTGCCGAGGGTATCTGTTTCAAGGCCGTTGTCGGCAAGCCACTCCTTCATCTGTTGTACAGAACCCGGGTTTTCGAGATTGGTCAGGTTTTGCATAAGACCACGCAGTTTTGTTTTCGTAATTTCATCACAGCGGATAGCCTGTCTGACAAAATCCATATCAAGGGCTATCCCGCGGTCGTTGATGCTCTGGTCGAGCCTGTAGTTGTCCCATTCCGTATCCGGTACCGGGAATTTTGAGAGTTTTTCTTGAATGCATATCTCGGTCTCTACATCACGCTTGTTGTAGGCTTTGAAGAGTTTCCATTTCTCCATGTCGTGTTGCGGTAGATTGCGTCTACGTCCGCCGTTTGCCTTAGTAGCGGCGCAGGGAACGCAGAAATATTTAATGAGGTTTTTGCCTTCCTGGAGTTTCTGTTTTTCCAAGCCAAGAACTGCACCGGCTCCTTCAAGGGAGAGGGGGAGGCCGAGTGTAGCTGACCACACCATTGTGCAATGCCATCCATCAGGGTCGAGGTAAGTGCCTGTGGGAAACCCGAGAAAACGGGATAAGCAGATACGCTCGAACTGCGCATTGAATGCCCATTTTGTAATGGTGGGATCAGACAAAGCGGATACGATGACCGGAGGAATCTTCTCGCCGCAGGCAAGGTCTATAACTTGCACCTCTCCGCCGTCAATGGAGTAGCCGAAGAGCAATATTTCAAAGTCCGGTGATTGAGAGTAACGATAAACACCACATTTGGCGAGGTCGATACTGCTGTATGTTTCAATGTCACAAGATAAAGTCGTTATTTTAGCCATCCGGATTTCCTTCACTTCCTTTCTAGGGAAATAGGGTGAGGGCGGAATACCCGACCCCACCCACCACATATGATGTTTTGCCTAGGCGAGGAAATCATCATCATCTAAGGATGTGAAGTCATCAGAAGCCGAGGATCTGTTGCCAAGGGGTTCGCCGTCTTTAATCTTCTGGATATTGCCCAGACCGCAGGCAACACCCTTGTTGCCGTTGGAATTGAAAGCATAAAAATTAAGGGATACCCTACCGTAGCAACCACTGTAGACTTCATCACGGTCAAGGATGGGCTTGACTGCTTTGTCCACAATCTGGGGGGCTGTTATGCTGTTGGCATTAACGAAAAAGTGTCCTTTGTATGCCTCGTCATCACGCTCAATATCGCCATCGCGGAGTGGCAATTTAATAGCAGCCTTATTTGGCTTCTTGCCCCCGAACTTGGCGATGCCTTCTTCAATAGCAGCATCTACCGCCATCTCGATTGCCTTGATGGTTTCCGCGTCGGATTTAGGAATAAGTACAGAAACGCTGTATCTTTCTTTTCCGCCGTTGATGGATACTGGTTCCCAACCGTGAAAATAGCTAAGACGGGTGTTAACACCGGTTATAACCTTGGTTTTACTGTTTTTCTGATTTGCCATATTAATCAATCCTCCATAATTTCATTAAAGTCGTTAGTTGCGCTTGATACGTTTAAAGCTGGTCGTTTATCTGTAACAGCGACGAGAGTCGGCTTGCCCGGTGGTTTGTATACGAGGTCACCGAGAACCTCATTGAACTTGGCTTTGCCCATCAACTTTTCAAATTCCGTAAGTGTGATAAGGGTCTGCCTGTAGATGTCCTTATAGCCATTGGCTTTGGCAGCTTCGGCAACGGCATCTTCGTCTTTAAATTTCCTAATGCTACGGCCTGCCACAATCTTGTAACCGGACCACTGTTTGCCGTGGTTTAAGGCGGCATCAGTGGCATAGGCCAGTATGTCGTTTGCCCATTTGGTGATGTCGCTTAGTTTTCCTAAGACATTTTCGATTTCGGCATCTGTTAAAAGCGGTGGGAGACGAAACTCTGATTGAGCCAGCTTCAGTTTTTCTTCGGCTCTTGCACGACACTTCACAGCGGCACGACAGAAGGTACACCAGTCGCCGGGGCAATATTCGCCTTCGCCCTTGAAGGCAAGTTCAGCCTTTGGCTTAAGTTCGTTTTCCGCCCAGTCCCTTAGTTCATCTGCCGGGATGGTCCAAGTGCTGACATTATCCCTGCGGGGTTGGAAAACCGTCATAGACACCTCGTCAATGTCATAAAGGCTGTCGTAGATTTCCAAAGCACCGAGGCTGTAGAGCATCATTTGGCTATTCTGCTCTGAATTTACAATTATTCCCATTCCGTATTTGAGATCAATAATGTGCAAGGTCTTATCAGAGATAATGATGCAGTCACCTGTGCCAAAGCCATCCGGCACATATTTAGAGAAGTCCAGGTGCTGTTCAATCAGCACCAGTGGGTCGGAGCAGGTCTGATTTGCCAGCTCCAACTGCTCAAGTACAAAATCCACATAGGCATCTGTGTATTCGTCCATCTCGTCACAGTCAAAGGGAGAGAGAGGTTTTTTACTACGCATCTTCAATGCTTTACGCAGTTTGTGTTCGGCTAAGGCGTGTGCAGCAGTACCCTCGGCAGCGGCTGAAGACTCGTTATCATCGAATTCCAATTCAAGCCGGGCAGCGGGAGTACATTTTGTCCACCTATGGGAACTGGATGCGGAAAGGACTGCGTGTCTACCCATTGGCAAGTACCTCCGCATCCGCAAGGAGGGACCCGTACTCGCTGGGGTCGATATCACTTAAGCGGTTTGCCCCGTGCTTAATAAGTAGTGTCTTAACCTGGGCAGTTTTGCCGCTTTGACTGATCGGCGTAAGCACGGCTCTGACATCTTCAACTGAGATGGTCTTTGCTGTAGGCTTAACTTCCGGTGTTTCTTGAGTGGTCGGCTTTTCTTCGGACTCGGCTGAAGGTTCATCACTTGCGACAGCGTTTGCCAATGTACGCAGGCTTTCTGTCAGCGACTCCAAGTCGTGCACCACATCAAGAAGCAGTTTTATTCGGCTCATGTTCAGCACCTCCTTTCCCAATTTCGTGAATTTCTACCGACTGAACGCTCTGTCCGGGAGTGAGTACCAGAACCTCGGTAAACTCACCGAAAAGAAAATTCAGAAGTCTTTGCGGTATCTTGCTGATCCCGCTTTTGATGACGGCTTTCTTTTGAGAGCCATCTTTTCGTGCAATATTGATTTGCACTTTGTGTTGCAGATTCATAGGCTTTACCTCCTGTGTCAGACGGGTCTGCACCCGGAGGAAGGGATAGGCTTTATGTAGCTCCTTATCTCTTCCGCTACTTAAAGCCGAAATTATTAACCCCCTCCTGAAATGCAGTAATTATGCGGCTTTAGAGGATGCCTTGCTCTGCAAACAGCTTCCTTAACCGGGCGATGATTTTGCTTTTGCGGTTATGGATTGCCGTAACAGATTTACCTTCTTCATTGGCAATCTCAGTGAGTTGGCGTTGGCTGCCAAACAGGTCGTAAATTAGGTCAATTTGCTGAGGAGTGAGTTTTTCCATTAGCGTCAACAGCTGCTCAACGAGCGGATTAGGTTCGTCTGACTTCTGCTCTAAAAGAAAGACTGGGTCGGTTTTGCGTGTACCAAGATTTTCAATAGGGTCACCGATAGAATCATCTGGGTCGCTTTCGTACCTGGACTTTTTGTTTTCTGTACCGTAGTCCCGATTCTCTTGTTCGTAACGATCACCAAGGTCAGCTGCGTGGTCGAAATCATTGAGCATGATAATATGCTCTTCTGTTACGCCGTCTTGACCTGCGGTGATCGTGATAGGAAGATTCTTTTTGGCTTCTTCATTCCAGTGCCAGTAGGTGTAGGTGGTTGGTTGTTTCTTTTGGGACATAAAAATCGACTCCTTTGGTTTTCAAAATTTTGGTTTTGAAATCCGCCAGAGCCGATAAATCCGCCAAGACACAGAAAAACGGCAGGAGAACCCCTTGTTCAGGGATTCCGCACTGCCGTATCGCGTTCGGGCGGATTTCTCTTATTCAGTTATAAAGACTTATTACAATTGATTCTGGTGTCGGCCTTTGGTTTTGTTGTATGCCTTACTTCAATAGGGCCAGCAGGTACTAAAAGAGTAGTAATATTCCTGCCATCTACGATCTCCACTATTCCTGTTTCTTCATTAATACTACATGCAATGTGGTGAGAACTTGGGTGCCGGACAGGTTTCATCACCTTTTTATCTGCGCTCAACTTGGGAGGAGGATGTGATTTAGGTGCTGCCGTCAATGCCCTATAAGTTTCATTATCCTCCTTAATGTTGACATTAGGGTACACAGAGGTTAAAATAAAAAGCGTCTCGAGACTCTCTGTAGGGAAAGCTTTCAATAAGCCGCTTATAAGTTTTTTACCACCTTTGCGTTGGCCATTGAGAAAGCGATTTGCTTCCGCACGTGAGATGTCCATTCGCCGGGCAAGTTCGCTTCCACTCCAATCATGCTCACGAACAAGCTGTCTTATGTAGTTAAGATTTGGTTCCAATCAGCTACACACCTCCTTGTAAATGTTTCCTTTAGGTTATATTATAGTCGGCTTGTACCCGATTGTCAATATAACACGCTTCAATATTGTGTAAGAGAAACATTGGCGTGTTTTGGTTACAAATTGAATTTTAGTGTTGCCTTTTGGTTACGCTAATGTTATAATGATTGTCAAGGAGGTGCGCCAAATGAATAATATCGGAGACTTTATAAAAGAAAGACGGCTTGCTAAGGAGTGGTCGAAGCGTGCCTTGGCGGAAAAGGCTGGGATCAGCCATTCTGAAGTACACCGTATTGAGAATGGCGAAAGACTTAATCCTTCTGTGCCTGTGCTGTACGCGCTTGCAGAGGCTCTGGGCATACCTAAGGAAGAGGTTCTACGTCAGGCTGGATATATAGCAGACGATGGCGATGTTCCTTTAATTGAGAAGGTTTTTCCCGACCTAAAAACTGAGAAGCAGCAGCAGACTGCTCAAAAAATCGTCGATGGGTTATCTCGTAATGGAGACTTAAAGGATTCTGATTACGACAACCTTGTAAGGCAGGTGGAGATGTTTTTAGAGTATGCAAAAAAGAGCAGAGATTCCGAGTAAACCGAGATTCTCGCTTGCAACTAAAAAGGCATATGAACTGCTTGCCGAGTTGGAAATTTGCGAGTTTCCGGTAGACCCGAGAAAGATTATCAGACATTTTCCCAGTTGGCACTTAAAGGGCTGGCTGGAGCTTCAAGTGAATACAGGTGAAACGGACCCCCTCAATTTAAACAGTGAAAAGGCAGAAGCCAAAACTGTCAAGCTGAGAGGTTCTGATGACTATCTAATCGTATACGACGAGCGGGTGGATAACATTCAACGCATACGCTGGACTCTTGCGCATGAAATCGGTCATATTGTAATGGGACATCTTATCCAGTTTGATGCTACGGCTCTAAACAGACGAGGTTTAACGCAAGAAGAACATGGCGTGTTGGAAGTTGAAGCACATTGTTTTGCATCTGACCTACTTGCACCGAAGACCATTATCCGGAGATTCGATTTTCAAAATGATCCGCAGGGCATAGCATTAATCTGCGATATCTCAAGGGACGCCGCTGAGAGACGACTCATAGAGATAAAAAGGATGGATTTTGGTTATTACCCTACAGAAAATCGT